AAGAACTAAAAAACAGGTATGATTTATTGTTTGCTTCACAGATCGTACAAAGAATTAATCAGCAAGGATTATTAAAAGAGGACGTAGCAAAATTGTTGTTACCTAAAGAATAACTCCCGTTTGTTTCCTGATAGTTCAATCGGGAATTTTAGCCTCGTTCAGAAATGATCGGGGCTTTTTTACCTCTTTGGCGGGTTACTCGCAGTGGCAATAATAACCAGACTTTCCCAATACGTATAATCTGGTATCGCTGAAATAACTTGATAGTACGCGCCCCGATACTCAATCTTCATATCCTCAATAACGAATTTATCGCGCCTATCCCGAACCTCAAACTTCATTGCCGGGATTAGGCGTTCCTGGTTCGCTTCTAATGTACGCCCTGATCTTATTGGCGTTACTTTAGCAAAAGTAGACCAATACGGAACTGAATTAGGGTAAGATCCACCGGCACCGTCATCTACGTCCTCAAACCGAACGATTGTTATTTTCTGGTTTAGTTCGCCTGAATTGAATTTCATAAGATAGGATTGCGGGAATATGATGAAACAAGTACGGCAGCAGTTTGACTGATCTGGTCTAAATCTGGCATACCTCGCATTTTAAATAGATAGTCTACTTCCGATAGCCATGCGTTTTTTAATGCCTTAGGTAGGGTGTCATAGCCTGTAAGGTAAGTTACTGAATACATTTCGTTGCAGTCTGCTGCGTTCCATGTCCAGGGTTCTACATATCCGTCATGATAGAACCATTCTATAGCCCCTCCCGACACGCTGTTGATAGCGATACGCTTTGCTTGGTAATTGGAAACGGTGTAATCATCGGTAGCTATATCCCCGTCCTTCCCCGTAACCGATATTATATCCCCAGTTGGCGATAGTGGCAGTTCTAACGGATAACCCGGCCACTGGACGGTTATTGAACGCTGGACCAGCCCAATATTCAAGTATGCTTCTATCCTTTGACGTGCCGCTGAGATAAGCAAAGTTAGTTCGTCATCAAATGCCGTATAATCAGCATCAATACGGGAAAAGTTCTTAACCTCCGCAAGCGTAACCGTTTCGGTGAAATCGGTGTCGTCAATTATTTGGTAGCTCATGATATAAAGGTATCGAACTTGTTACATAAAACCAAATGAGTAATTTGTTACCTTTAGTGTATGAGCTTAAAATCAAAATATAGACACAACCCAAACCTTGCTACTGTAATAGTTACAGACGACAAAGGAACAATGATTAAAATGCATAATGGCGATTTATTGCCTGGTTTAATATCTACTAGAGTAACAGATTCTATAAATGAACCACCGTATGTAATCGCTAAGTTTTATGTTAATTTGGAACGGACTGTCTAATGTTCCGCCCTCAAAACCGATGTAACGGCAAAACCGCCTACCCGTCAAAAGAGAAAGCAAACGAAACAGCAAAGCACCTAAATGGATTAGGCGGTAAGCGTGTTGTAGCATACCATTGCAAAGACTGCGGATCTGTTCATGTTGGTCACGAAAGTAAAGGGAAGAAGTTAGGCGCTGATAAAACAGGAAAAAACAAAATTATACACCATAACCATGTGCCTGGGGTACATAGGATAAAATTAGATGATTATGAAAGCTAGTGAATTGAGAATAGGTAATTATGTAATGAGATACTCCAATATAATGGAAGTTTCAGGGGTACATAATAAAGATGCAGATCTTATTTTAATACAGCCAAATACAATGGTTGGCTGGAGAATGTTGTACTCTGATATTTTTGGAATACCCTTAACAGAAGATTGGTTGTTGAAGTTTGGGTTTGAAAAATGTACTTGTGGTGGTTTCATGTTGAATAAAATCCCTACTAAATTCCATTTAGACCAAGATTTTATGCATAGGTCTTCATATGTAAAAATCGCCTTTGTCCACCAACTCCAAAATCTTTACTTCGCACTAACGGGTGAAGAACTAAATATCTCTTAACAGAAAAAAGCCCGGCTATTTCACGACTGCCGGGCTAAACCTAAAACAAAACAAACTATACCTATTTCTTTTTAGCCTTTTTCGGATCAACTTCTTTAACTGGTTCGGCTTCCGCTTCCTCTTCCGGCGCTATCGTTTCGTCCATCTGATTGATAATTGCCAAAGCCGCTTGTTTCTCCGATTCAGTTGAATTGCCCGCAGCGATGCGTTCAGCTTTATCCTGTTCCGTTTCGACAATCTCCGCGTCATCCGGTGCGATATCAGCCAGTTTATGTTCGGTCAAATAATCCGCGTCTGCCTGGCTACATTCAAATACATTTCCCGGATCGTAAATCCGACCTGTTGGAGCAAATATAAACCTAACATTTGCCTTTACTTTTAAAGTCTCTTTTTTCATTTTTTAATAGTTATGTAAATATAATTTATTTTCTGATATACTCGTATGTTGTAAAATTAGTTCTACTCCCACTAAGCTGTTTGCATGTGTACTTTACATTCAACCCCATTTCTTCACACATTTCTTTACACGAATTCCAGACACGATCAGTTAGAATACACCTAACTTTCTTTTTATTGCATGACGCTAATTTATTAATAGCTCTCATTCTAAGTCTCATTTCAGGATTTTCAGAAAACTTTTTTCTTACAGTTTCAGCCATTTTAGATATGGTACTTGGCTTACTTGCCATTGTCCCATTTATAGCTTTTGTCCTAAGAATTTTATCAATATGCTCTTTTGACTTCTTAACACCCCTTGTTTTTTCTGCGCTTTTAGCTCCCATTTCGCTCATTTTATTTTTAAGTTCAGGATTGTCTATATAACGTTTACGTAAAGTAGTAGCCATTTTGTCTATGCTTTCTTGACAAAGTTTAGGTTTTGCACCTCCTGTTTTTAGGTTCATGCCGATGTCTCTATTTGTAGAATCAAAAAGTAATATGTAGTATGCTTCTAGCTCATTTAAACGATCATATTCACACTCTTTTATAACCTTGAATTTGTGTTTATCCCACCCATATTTCATTATTGACCTGTATATTTTTATTTGTGCTTTACAATTACCAAGCCTATAATTTGTTTTTCTTTTTTCTATGTCTCTACTTTGACCTATATATATTTTACCTTCTGGATTTGTTATTTTATAAATTCCAATCATAATACAAATATAGCAAAAGCGCCCTAGATAAACTAATACCCAGGGCGCTTTAAAAAATATTATTTGCTACTATGGTTTCGTAAGTGACACAATAGCAGCGGCAAACGTCCCTTTCACGAACGCTGGCAACCAGTTTGATTTAACAAACAGAACTGCCCTCATTTCAGCTAAGATAGTCACTAAGTTTTTGATGAAGTCATCATTAACGTAACCGATCTGGATGTTAACGTCCTCGCGGATAGCTAACGTTGCTTTCTTGAAGTCACCCGCAAGGAATGAACCTACAGCAACACCATTGTTAGCAACGATACGAAGACCTGCGATAGTCATACCATCAACTGAACTGAATGGCGGCAACAGGTAACGTCCTTCTGCATCCTTGATTAACTGCATTGCGTAGTAATCGGCAGGATTAACAACGATGGTATCACCCATGAAGTTAGCAGCGGCTAATTGAGCAACGGCAGCTACCATTACATCGAAACGGTTAGGCGTAGGCACTAACAGTGCCATTGTCGAAACGGCTGCAAATGTAGGAGCAACAGTTAAGATCCCTTTAAGGTTAGGGCTTGTACCGTCACCTGATAGGATTTGTTCATCCAATTTCAACGCAACCAGTTCTCGAAGCTCTGTATTAATTTCACCTTGCAGGAACTTGATGTCTGCTAATGCTTCTTTCGAAACTTTAATCCAAACCGCGATTTTCTCAACTTTTGCAGTTGCTTCTACAATGTCGAAATCAGTTTGCGGTTTAGTAGCACCCTCAGCAACGGTACCGGCTACACCAGGGTCAGCATTTTTCTGCTCAGCCCATGCGATGTACATATTGTCAGTAGTGATGATACGTACCAATTCGCGCATAAATGGTTGACGACGAACGATCCGCGCAAATTCAGGATCCCATGAAGTAAGACCGACCGTACCACCTGAGTAGTTACCAGCAATGGTCATGGTTCCGGCTGCTTTCATAGTGAAATTAACCTTACCCGACTGATCTTTCGTCATTGCTTCTAAACCTGCTTTATTGGCTTCAACCATTTCTTTCAATTCAGCTTCGAAAGACTTAACGGCAGCAGGGTTACCATTTTTCAGACCAGAAACAACTTTTGCAACATTGTCGTGTTGTTTTTGCATTTCTGCAAGGATTGTTTCAAGTGCTTTCTCCTGGTTATCCGCAGTGTCTTTCAGCTTCATTGATTTGAACGCTTTTTCAGCAATCTCAGCAATCAATTTGTTGGCTTCATCAGAACCAACTTCAGCCTTTAATAGGGCCGCAAGGTTATGAGCTACATACTTCTGAGCAACGTCTTCCGCTGTCTCTTTTACTACTTTCATTGCCGCTTCTTTTTTCTGATCATCCGTCAGCTCTCCACCATTACCACCATCAGGCGATAAGTTAGCGCGGAAAAATTTTGAAACGGATGCAGAGCCAGCCCCCATTAGTAATGGGTTAAATACTTTTTTCATGTTTTTTAATTTAAATAATCAAAAATTGTTTTTTCATTCTTTTGCGGAATAATGAAATCGTCCCACACCGATTTTGACTGCTCTGATGGCGGGTCTATTTGAGTGGATTTCTCCGGCTCAGTATTGTTTATATTGCCTGTAACATGGTTACTGCCAGCAATAACGAGGCTTGATTCTCTAACATTTTTAGCCTCCTTTATGATAAAGTACCACGGGATATATTCAAAGTCGTCTTTATTGGCTATTGACGGTAAATAATCGTCATAGTTCTTTTTTAGCGTAATATCTTCCGGATCATTACTGTCCATAGCGAATAGGATTGTAACATATTGCATTCTTACGCTTGCCTCGATCTGATCACCCGATTCTAACCATTCTTTAGCTTTTTGGTGGATAACCTTATCTTTAGGTACCTTGTAAACCAGAACTTCTGTATCTCCAGCATACGACATTCCCAACAAAGCGAACGGCATTCTAACGATCAACATTTCAACGTGCTCTTTACGAACTATTGTATCGGCAATGGTCAGTTCATGATCTGCAACTAAATAGTTCATGCCTTGCTGCTCTTTTACCGATTTAGCCCAAAGTCCGTCAATGTGTAAATCCTGGTGACTATCCAGTACCTTTGTTGAATTTACTGCGATATAGTAATAAGCATCATCAATTTTCAGTCCTTTTACCTGATCTGATAATTTCAATAAATCAAGCGACTTACAAGTTATCGCAGTTCCTTTATTACAAGACTTCTGAATTTCCGCTTTCTTGAACGATATGATGTCGTCAATATTTGCCCGAAATTCAGCAAACATAGCCTCTTTTGTGGCAAATTCTTTTTTCGGAAAATAAGCACTCTTAAAAACTGCCATCTACTTGTTAACTGGTTTATTTATGTATTTCAGCTTTTTGCTAATAGCGTCCTTAACTTTAGGATCTTCTACGCGTTCACGTATGGCCTTTAGTTCTTGTTCGATATCTTTATCCGGCTTGCCCATAATTGTAACAATAATGATACGAATATATGCAAAAGATTTGAAATGCAAATAAAAAAGAAAATCCGGCCAAAATTAATTGAACCGGATTTGCGATCTGACGGGAATGATAATTGGGGATTAGTATTTTTTGCCTCCGCTGGAATTTCTGTTTTCTATTTTATGGTCTGACCTACTTTGATTATACTTTAGTTTATCAACTAACGCACCTCCTAAGTCCAGATCAAGTTTACCAGCTAAATCACAGATACGTATCATAGCATCAGCAAGTTCTACCTCAATCATTTTACGATTAGGTAAATGATCATCCATTAAGTCTTTCCTATCTCCTTCCATTGCTTCTGCAAGTTCTGACACGATAAGCATTAACATTGTGCCAGTCTCTCTCGGATTTTTATGCCAACCTGCAGCAAATGAAAGTCCATGACATAATTCAACCAATGAATTAACATCGTTTTTAAAGTCTTCACTAAAGGTATTCAGTACCTCTGTTTGATTGTTTGATCCCATATATTGTTTTGTTTTTTAAGTTTTCTAACTAGCCCCCACCAATTTACCGTTAACAATCCTACCTAATTTTACGTAACGGTTATAACGATTTGCCGTCATGATGGACTGCGTGCATCTGCAGTTAATACGTTCCTTAGCTGACAGATGCACGTCTCCTGGACGTTCGGCTATTTCACCGCCAACAGTGTAAGGTTCTGATAGGGGCAATATAGTGTTGTTTGCATCTAAATGCGATTGACGTTCGTTTGCGATACGCCCTAACCAAACATGATAACCCCCACCACCTTGTTCATCAACCCATGACTGAGCGGCAATAGATTTGCCCAGATTGGCGATCGTCGTTACCTCGGTACGCGATATTGTCCCGGCCCTCATTTTAGCACGTTGCCCTAAGCCTTTAAGGAATAATCTAACCCGCCCTTCTCTATCCATATCCAAATCGGCAACATCACCTAAAGCCCTGCGTATCATTTCGACCGTAGTATCGTTCAGTTCGCGTTGTATCTGATAAACGTACTGTAATGCGTAATCTTTCAGTTTGCCCGACCAAACATCTACCAGGAAATCTATTGCGCTTGCCTTAGTTGCCGTTGGTTCGTTTTTACGTTGCCGGTAATACTCCGATTTAGCCATTTTCATGCCCGTAATCTCATAAGCACGTTGGTATACCGACTGCCATACGTTACGGTTGATTAACTGCTCTATCGGGATATTATCCGTTCCTTCCAGTTCAGCGTACGTCATAACCGGCTGTATTGACTGCATTATAGCTTTACGAAATAACGGCAATAGCTGCTTTTCCGCTGTCTTATGAAAACGGTTCCAGATTAGTCGCTCTTCTCGGAATTCTTTAAGCATTATAGGGCTATTTTATTTATAGGATCGTCAGACAACAGTTCTTCCGTAGTTATGTTAGGATCACACATATAACAATAATTTTCTGTTCTCATGCAGTAGTCTTCAGGCAGCTCATGACCACAGCCTTTGCAAGTGAATTCTATTCCCATAACTAATATCCTGTTGACTGTGTAATTCTAGTTAGTTCGTTTTTAAGGTCAAGAGCTGACCGTCTTAAAGACGCAGATTCTTTACTGCATCTGCAAGCCCATTTATCTTCTGAAAATCTTAATTTAGCGGCCTTTAGCCTTGACATAAACCTTTCGGTTTCTCTTTCTACATCTTCTATAACGGATGATATGTTTTCTTTTTCCATACCCAAATATACCGCTATCCTTCAATATCCCGTGTAACAATTTCGATACCTAACATAAATCCCTCAACTAGTCCCGCTTCGTATGCTGCAATCAAATCGGTAGCGTCAAGTTCTAAGATCATAACACTTCCGCGTTTGGATCTGTTTCAATTTCACCGCTCACAATGTCCTGTATAAGCATAAGACCGGACGCTACTAATATAGCCTTACCAATATCGCCACCTACAGACTCATAACCATAAAGAGCCAGCTTTTGATCTACACTTAAATCAGGTTTACCGTATACGGACGCTAAAAGCGCCAAATCAGGTGCAAGTTCGGTAAACTCGGTTAAGTCATGGCAGGCGATAATATCCGGCCACCACTGTTTAATGATAGCATTTAGTTTCTGGTCAAACTTGCGCAGCTCAGATATAATCAGGTTTGTAACTAATGATTTATAGCCTGTAATGATACTGTTTTCACTGCTTTGAGACGCGACCGGGGTTAATGCCCAGGGGATGCCCATAACAGCAAATATATTTTTCCAGTTGTTTTCCTCGGACTTGACAAGCTCCATTTCGGCAAGCGTATCGCCATATGGGGTAACTGTAACCTCAGCGTTAGTGAACTTCATTCGCCTATTGTTACGGGCACCTGACATATCGTTTTGGATAGTCTTTTGAAGATCCGCCATTTCAGTAACCGTCATTTTGCCGACCCGTTTACCCTCTGATGTAACGTCAACCTTAGACCCAAACAAAGTACCACGACCACCGTTCTCAAATGCGGCTCCCTGAGCGGTTATATTTGCTTGGTTGAGTGATATATCGCCTATTGCGATTTCGTCAACTCCTAGCCCCTTTAAATCGGCTAGATTAGGATTCCAGTGTTTGAGGTGTAATATACGGTCTTTCTCAATTTTGATCTGTTGCCCATTATCGCAAGTGTATAGGTAGTAAGATACCGGGCTGAACTTCGAAGCATCATCTTTAACGATAGTGATCCGGTCGCGATCCAGTGAATGAACGGTAACAGGTAATACATTACGGGATAACTCAGCGTCTAAACCCTCGAAATAGAGGAATCCATCCCCAAACTGGTAGTTATACCAAAAGTCTGCCATCCCCTCCATACCTAAAGTATCAAACAGTTCGTTTAACGGATGATCTTCTAATTCAGTAAGCGTTTGGGATTTTATAAACGCCCTATTCTCATTGGATATAGCTTTAGAATAGAACTTATTGAACTTTCGCGCTGCAGGTTTATTTTTAACCTGGCTGAACATAATCGGTGCTTCTGTGATCTTACGAACGAATATATTTGCCCCGGCATAGAATATCTTATTTGAATAGGCCGATTTGTTGTTTAGCCCCATCAAGCGGAATGTATTACCCATCAGCATTGAGACACCCGTAGCGTAGTTCGGGAAGGTATTGTTTAACGCTTTAACCACCGGAGCCATTACAACGGAAGCTACATTTTTTAAGTAGTGAGTTAATCCCATGCCCAAATGTAACTACAATGTTGCATAAAAGCAAAAAGCCAGACTACTTGCGTAAATCTGGCCTGCCTTGCTTCATCGCACTAATCCAGCTTTCATCAAATCAGCCGACTGTCACAAGGGCTTTACCTTACCCAGCCCCAAATTGGAAATCTTCTTCTCCATCGCTAAGTTCAAAATACATACGCATCATTATCGCGTCTGAATAATCCGGGGATCTACCTAACAATTCCTTAACAGCATCTTTCGGTATAATCTTCTTTTTACCGTCCTTATCCATGTCTTTCTGCTTAACCTGTTCAAGTTCTTCAATGGTTTCTGCAATCATATCACTATCGGTAATGCAACCTAAGTACATTTGCGATGCGTTAACTATCTCGGACAGCTTGTAATAGCATTGAGCCTTTAAGTTCTCGAAGTTTTCAGAATAACGAGCTGTTGAGTTGTTAACAAAACCTTTGCATCCTAAAATATCCATAACGCCACCACCCACACCATCTTCATCTACTATAACATGATCCAATGGGATCATATATTCGTTACGTAAATCAGCAATTTCTTGTGCTACCCATGTTGTAGCTTTTTTAGATAGAACAACTATTTTAACTGCTCGTAATCCATCCCAAACTATGATAACGGATTTATCTTTACCAAAACGCGCAATATCGGCAGTAATATATTTTTTCCCCGATCTGACAAAGGTATTAGTCCAAAGATTGTTTATTGCATCAATGCTCATTAACGCGGCAGGATCGTCATCATATTCCCAGTTCCCATAGTAAAGACGTTCCCGGCTATTCTTTTCCATCCTAAGTAACCGCTGAACGTAGGATGCTGGTAAATATGGGTTGTCTTTTGGTAATGCCTGTATAAACTTAATGTCATTGCGCAAAACACCGTCACGACTAGGTTTATAAACTTTGGTGTATACCCAGCCTTTCGATGGGTTGCAACTGCCTAGCTGTTTAGGCATTAAATCAAACTCGTTTAGCTTATACCTGATACGCGACCCTACAACGTCCCATGCCTTATGAACAATCTGATTGCATTCGTCTACAAACGCCCTGGTAATTTCTAACGAACCTAAACTATCAAACTCCTTATCCGATGGGTAAAGAAATAAATCTTTCAGTAGCGTATCGCTACCGTTTTTCCAGTGGATTATATTTTCCTGCGCATTGAACTTGAATTGATTTGATACTTTATGGATAGCAGCCTGTTCAAAGAAAGTGTTTAGGGTTGTCTCCTTTAGTGTTTTGAGCTTTGACCTACCCAACAGACCCCGAGAACCAGGATATTTCTGTGCTTGCTCTATTTCACGTAAACAACCTAAAGCGGTTTTACCTCCACCTGCAGCACCTCCATAGATCAACTCAGATGTTACCCGGTCATTCAAATAGAAAACTGCATTCTTTTGCTTAGGTAGTAACGGCATTCGGGTCTTCTCCTTCTCCTAGGTTAATAATGTTGTTTACCACCGGTGCGGATTGACTGTTGTCTTTCTCAAAAACTCCAATTATTTTACCTAAACTCTCCGTTGCTTTATTTGCTCCTGAACTGTCGAATTGGTATTCACCTGATTCAACCCATTGACCGTCTACCTTTATCATAACCGGCTCAGCTGTCATGCATCTATCTGAAATATCCTTAAAACGTTCCATTACCCATGCTTTAGTGATCCCTGATTTCTCGGCCATTTCAGCGCGCAAAACAGTTAAATACTCCTGTATATCTTCACGTTGGAGTAGTTGCCACCCTTGTTGCTTAGCTGTGTCTTCGCTAAATCCAGCATAAATAGCTGATTCTTTGGCGTTTAAAGTCTCAAAATATTTATCTGCGAAACGTTGATGATTTTCTTTCATGGTAAAGAATAGTAAAGGTATTTGTTAATCAAAGTTAAGTATAATTTGTTATTTTTTGGCTTTTGATATAATCGATGTAAAGCCGTACCGCGACAACATACCCTGCATGAACCATTGCAAAGGTTTAACTGTGTCTTTTACTTCTTTGCTTTCAATAAATAAGGGAACCTCTCCGACTTTAAGGCATAGTAAATCGGCTATACCTGGCTTATTTGTCTTGATGAGGTTGATAACAAAATAACCTTTACCCTCGTATTCCTTAATTAATTTTGTTTGGTGTTTTGATGCCATAGTCTTTTACGAACTTTGAAAGTGTATAATCCTTTTTACCCATTACCGTTTTATATATTTTTTCTTCAATACCCCCTTCAGCAAATACCCAATACACATCGTTCGTTTTACGTTCCATTGTTGTAAGCCTGTCTTTAGCCTGGAAATAAGATATGGCTGAAAAGTCAATGTTAAAGAATATAAGGTAATCAGCTTCTTTCAGGCTTATGCCTTCACGCCCAGAAATGACCTGTAAGGCAATATTTTTATTTGTTGTATTGAATGTATCAAGGTCTGTACAAAGTTCATCCTGAAATACTGATTTAAGCAAATTAAGTTCCTCTTTGAATTTATAAAATATTCCGATCTTATATTCTTTGAAAAACTCTTTTATATACTCAGCCTTGCTGTAATCAATTATTTTGGATTTGGCCGGTAGTTCTGTTACATTTTGGTTATCATCAATAACGATCTTCTTTTCAAATTTAATTGTTCCTGAACAAAGCTGATGTATTTTACCCATTAATTTAACTGCAGTGTCCGCTAATATCGTTTCTTCTTTGCCCTCGATCACCCTATCCTTGCTTATACGGTCAATTAAATTGTACGTAATTGGTTTCATTTTTACGGTTAGTACGTGTTCCTTTACTTCGCTGGCAAATCCTGCTTCGATCTGACTGAACTTAACGAAATACTTATTTAACATTGCATCCATTTTTTCATTCGCTTGCTGCATACGTTCTATGTCTTTTTCCTGACGCTCATGTATATCGGCTAATAGTAGAAGGTAATTTGGATTCTCTTTGGATACTTTACGTTTTATTGTCGCATAATACTTGTAAATTATTTCTTTGTTGTTAGTATAGTTAGCTACTATGCCATATCCAAGATCGAACTCACACTTTACAAATCCCATACCTGAGAACCAGTTGTAAAAGTTTTTATAGTGTTTAAACGGGGAATTATTACTAACCCAAAATTGATGATAAACCTGGGAATAGCTTTCAGGATGGGGAGTGCCTGATAAAAATATAATTGGTAGATGTCCATATTTATTTTTAAAGTTCTTGGCCCCTTCGCTTGGTTTAGGGAAAGATCCAAATCTGTGGGCTTCATCCATTATAACTAAATCAAAATTGGTTTCTTCGATTTTATGTATGCTCTCGTTATTGATTATTGTTAACTGGAATTTATTATTGAATCCAAAAGCATTATAATCATCCTCGATAGACTGAATGGCTTTTTTCTTCGTGCAAAACAAAACCCTTTTTGATCCATATAAATAAGCGGTATTTAAGGCTGTTGCGGTCTTGCCCGTCCTTACTTGCATAGCAAAATAAACTATCATGAAATCAAGTAGGATCTTAACCCCTAATTCTGAATTTTTAACCTGGTAATCTCTAAGTTGTTTTTCCATGTTGTTTTGATAATGCCAGCATAATGCCAACTGTTTGGCATAAATAATATGCCTTTAAAGGTATTTAAATGATGTTTTTAAACGATAATGCCGAAAATGTCAATAATGCCACTATAAAAATAAAACAGGTATTTAAAGGTTTGTATTTAATATGTATTATTATACTATATGTTAATATATTATATATATAATTAATATATAAAAAAGTACGTGAGATTATACTAGCATTATGGCATTTTCTCCGCCGATTTTTTCTGGTGGCATTTTCGGCATTATTGGCATTTTTAAAAATAATCATCGTTTAAATGTGTTTAAATGGAGTTTTTAGTTTACTTCATTATGCCAACTTATGCCAATAATGCCAAATAGGCTATTTTTTATAGTACGTCTCATATAAAACGTGATCTAAAACTCTCCATTCGTAAAATGGCTCGCTTGGCTTGATCTCTGATAAAATTATATTGTAGGTTGATTTAAAAGGGTGTAAGGCATTTTCTGGTTGCTTCATGAACATTGCCCAGTTAGATGACTGTTTGCGCTTTATATCGCATAATAATCGTATCATGTCATATTTAGCCGACTTGATACCTTCTCTTTTCCATTGGTCAATTTTTTTCCAAAGATATGCCGATATATTTTCAATATATTCCCCTTCAAACATATATCCGTTGTTCTTTGCGTCTAACTTAAAACAGCACTTAAAAAGTATTTTATAATCGCTATTTCTTGCCATAAACCCCATGCTTAATTTTAATTATCAGTTTCCCTTTTGGTATCGTGTTTGAATCAATCCAGCGTTTACCTGTACGATCTGGGATACCTAAAGACACACAGATGTCTGAAAACTCTTTTGTTGTAAATGGTTGATCCTGGTTAGGTAGCTGATTATACAAGTCTTTAAATATACCTTGCAGACTTTCTGAAGGGTCTGTTGCCCTTGTGAGCATGGCGTTTTTAATGAAGTATTCAGCAAGCAAAATTGACTGCTTTATGTTTTCAGTATCTATGGATGTTCTAGGTGAATACTCTTCTGAGCAAGCAAAATCAATCATGTGCTTTATTAGGCAAAACCTATGGATGTAAGTCTCCATTTTTGAACGTATAGCCTTTATACTGTCAAATTCACTGCGGTTAATTAAGTCTGTATTTGTCTTTTGCCACACTTTTAGCGAATCGTATGCTTCTGAAGAGTACCTTACTTCCTCTGGTTGCATATCTCCCCATTGGTTAATGGGTAGTTCAATATTCAATAACTTTTGGATAATGAAATCGTAATTTGATTTGGTAGAGGGTTCTAATGTAACGTCGCTCCAATATTCTTTTATGGCATTATCCGGGCAACATATTAACCACCTGTCAAAAAAACCGTTGTCCTCTTTACCTTCGAATGATTTTGATAGAACAGAGGGCTGTATAGTCCCAATAATGTTTAACATTGGTTGATTGATACGGATGGACACCTGCGTTTTTCGGTCTACCACGACTGGCTTCCCGGACCAAACGGATAAATAAAATTGCTCGTCGTTTCCTTTACTGTATCTCTGGAATGAGTTTATAAAGCCGGACAATTCATCATTATAGATCATTATCCCGCGTTCATTCTTATGAAGCTGCTGAACAACGGCTTCAGGTGTTGCATCTGACACAATGGTTTTTATAAGCGCACCAGGTGTTTTCCCCTTATTTTCGTCGTTTGCTTCAAAGTCTTTTAGGTATGCCTGGTAACTTTTATAAATTTCACGTTCTTTTTTTTCGATTGGATCTAATGCCCACGTCAAAGGCGCTGACTTATTTACGCCTGGTGTACCTACCAACGCGAGGAATATATTGCACCGTTCCTTCCAGCTATCAGTAACTTTGATAGAGAAAGTGTTACCTATTGCAGTTGCTGATGTACATAAAATTGACGAAGCAAGGAAATCGGGATGGAAACGGTTTGTTTCGCAAACTTCTAAAATGATATCCTGCAGGTTTTTTGGGAAAAATGATAGTGGGAACTTAGACATTAAAAGCCCTCCAAAGTAAAATATTGATTACCATTTGTAAAATTTTAAAGCCTAAAATTTATTTAACAATTATTAGAGTAGTGCCTTGAACTTCTATTGTTTTAAGTTCCCTGGTTTTTATCAGGTAATCGATTCTTACCCTGTTGATACCAAATTTTTTGTGATATTCTGACTTAGTATATAGTCGTTTAGGGTCAATGGTTATGTTTTTATCCATAAATCTAATTTACAAAATGTAAGTTTATAAAGCAAATAAATATTCACAATTCTGCTTTACAGACTTTATTTCGGTTGTTATCATAAAATAAATAAGCCCCATAAGTTTCAAGGCATCCACTCCTTTACGCTTACGAGGCTAAATAATGTTTTATATTAACCGGTGGATGTTCGGTTTCTTTAATATAATGCTAAGATACAATTTGAAATTAAGCAGTGATGTCACAATTTCGTTACTCAAAACAACTCCAACTGAACCGCTGTTGTCTCTAGTGGTCTATAACCCATTTTCTCCCACCTTGCAGCCATTTGTTCTTTGCTGTATATTTTGGTTAGTACAGCTTCTCTTTCGTGGATTGCATGAAGGTCTCGGTCATCTTCAACGATGCCGATGCACCATAGTTGGAAGGAGTTCATAGAAGATGGAGTAACTTCTGAATAACTGCTTGTATTTTGTAAACAGTGATTGAGTTGCCGGCTTGTTTATAAAGCTGTGTGTCGCTCATCCCCCATTTGTCAGGTTTGCCCTTT